AACAAAGACACTCGGTTACCCAATAACAACCCTCCTCCACCTTACCTTCTTCAATACACTTGAATAATTTATTTAAAACATCTCTCTTTTTAAAATCAGAAAATGTCTTGTCTTTGAATGCCTCCAATGGTCTAGGATCAATAATGATAAATTCTGGATTCATATTATTGATAGTTTATAAAAAAGTATTCTTATTTAGATTTATCTTCAACGTCTTCTATAAGTTCTTCTTTTTCTTTTACGTGTTTTTCTCTTCTTAGATTTTCTCTTTTTAGATTTTCTTTTACGACCGCCCCCTCCCACCGATCCCTGCACTCCCCGGACCCTGTCAAGTACTCCCTCAGTGGGGCTCCAATCAATATCTGAGTGATTCTCCACCAGCAATTGCATCGCCCCCTGATCGCCTACAATCGCGATGGCATCGTTGGCTGGGATCCAGATATCTTGCCGCTGCTGTATGGGCGCGTTACTTAGCAGTGTGATGTCACGCTCTTGGACAAGGCGTAACCTCTCTCTTTCAAGAGCCTCGGGCCAAGATGAATATGACCAAAAGACCCCGACCGGTGCATGCTCCCCTTCCTCTTCCCACCGCCGGTACTCCGCGTGCAACCTTTGCACGATATCGTATATAAATGCCCACTTTGCGGGCTCTGCTCTAATCAGCTGATCCCACCGTTCCACTCTCGCGAGCGGGGGCACCGGCAGCCGGTGCGTCGTTGGTCCCGGCACAGCTGGTGGTGTGGCTGGCTCTGGCTCTGGCTCTGGAGCTCGCGGATACCGTTCTATCATTAATTCAATTTCACCTTCTCGCGTCCCCGAACCATCCCCCCGTATTAAGCTTAGAATATCATCAAGGGAAGTTTTTTCAAAGTCAAGGGCGTCGCCGTCCACCTGATTAACCCTTAATCTTTCTACCGAATCATTTAAAATGCTTACATTACTAAGTTTTATGTTAGCGTCCCCCTCCGTACCCGCTTTATGACCTAGTACAAAACCATCACCCGCAACCCAAAGTCCCGCTAATGTGCCGACGAAGTTGTCGGTAACTTGAGCTCCATTGGTGGGTGGGAAGTCCCCTAATTGTTCGCGTAAAATATAATGGTCCCCTTCCGTTAAACTAAACGTGTCAGCTGGTCTGTCTGAAGGCCAATCTTCGTGCACAGCAACCTCTACTGGATTAATCTTTGTTATTATACTTAGTTTATGATCCCTTTCCTTGCTTGCCATGGCCGCCAGTTCTTGTCCGATGATGTTCCCGCCCTCAAATATCTCGGTGCGCGCGCCAAAGCCATCTGTAAACCATTTCTAAGGATGCACCCCATCCACCTCCTTCTCCAAAAGATAACGCCTTGGGGAAAATTTACCTGTATGCGAATCCTGTCCGCGTAAATATACATTTACCATATATATATATATATATATAAAATATTATTATTTAGATTTATCTTCGCCGTCTTCTATAAGTTCTTCTCATCTTATCGTATATTGGATCAGTTGTTCATAAATTTGATTTTATCTTATCTTAATTATAGTTACTATAACGAAAATCACACAACTGAGACCGAGTAAAGAGAGATGTCATGGGAAGCCGTTGAATCAGGTATGACTCGTGATGGATGGGGACATGTTCAGCCGTGCGCTTGTCCTAAGTGTCAGCCCAAGTATGTTTACAAACCCAAGAGTCCGTGCTTCTCACCCCCCCAAGACAAGAAAAGAAGCGTTACTCGCGCGGCAACCATCATCCAGAAATATACCCGGAGGATGATCGTGCTCAACAAGCTTGAGCGTTTCCCCCCGGATCCCTATCTCACGTTCCAAACCACCTGTCACTGGTGTGGTATTCAGGATGAAGAAGATGTCTCGTTCGTAAAATCCTATCAGCTTTTTGGATGTCGCGAGTGTGTTTCTGAATGTGAAGAGGCCGAGGAGGCAGAGGACGACTATTAGATATAGATACCCATATTATATAATTATTTTCTCTTTTTTTTCGCTATCACAAGAATAGGAAACAGGGAAGACCAGCTCCAGCTAAAGTAACACTTGAATACTTATATTTTGATTCATCTTAAAACAATATGAAATATCTTTCATATCTGTCTTTTCAACTAAGATATAATCATCAAAAATATGTTTACTAAATATGCTTCTTACATATTCATATTTATCATTTAATAAACCTATTTCTTGATTCACTTTAAAATCATTGTCTTTTATTTGTAAGCAAGTATATTTATTATTTTCATAATTTATGATTTTACTTTTATCTATCTTAAAATTATCTCGTTTTGTACAAGGACTCATCAAGAGATAATTTAAAATTTCAATAGTTACTATATCTTTATATTCTATACTATCTTCGGTTAAACATTCATATGTATAATATTCATCTTCACCTATCGTCTTCTCACCTTTATAAATGAATGAGATATTCTCTTTTTCATTAAATCTTATAAAAATAGTATCATTGCTAAATAATGAATTTTGTTCTTTTAACAATGTAATAGTCTTAGGCAAGAAACTTTTAGTTTCGGTTCCTTGAAACTCTTTTAATTTAATCTTAAAATTAAATCTATTTTTTGATTCGGATTGTCTCTGTATGCTATATATATTTGTTATCGTTTTTGTTTTAGGTTTGATAAATCCTTTAACCTCATTCTCAGGTTTTTGCTGAATGAACTGTTGAGGATTTGTTAATCGTTTTAAGATTATTTCACCGATTGTATTTATTAAGTGTTTATTTACTACTGATAATTCATCTGTATCTATTGTATCAAAAATACTTGGATAATATAAACGATATAATTCTATATAGTTTGGATCATTTTTAATATCATAACCAGTTTCCTGAAGTATTAAAGTAGATAAGGTAGAGAACATGTAATTTTTATTCTGTTTTGAAAAATACATGTCATACGTAGACATAATTAAAATTTAAAATTATTAGAATAATATTCTTTAAACTTATTTAAGGTTCTTCTGAATTCATTGAAGAGCGGATCGCCATCATTTCTGATTCGGTGTTATCTCTTGCAAGTTGCTCAGCTTCGGCTACAGCTACATCACCGCCATCAGCAGCTGCGGCTCTTCTTTGTCTTTCAACGTTACTCAGATTACCTGCTACTCTTTCGGTACCCGAGCCAAAGGTAGACGGCCCAGTATTTTCACCCAAGGAACTCATATTCATTCTAGAGAGAGAGACATCTGGAGATGTATTTACATTATTACCTGAAACGCTATTATCAATCTCAGTTGGCGGTACATCTACATTACCCTTTAATAAAGAATCGGGAACAGATAAAATACTATCACTCGGGAAAGCATCTACCGGATTATAAAAATCATAACTCGGTAATAATTCATAGTTTTCAGAAGCCATGATATCAAAATATTTACCACCACTCGTGATACCAGGGTTCCTACCCGGGAATAGACCCGAAACGATATCGTCTACAGTAGGACAATCTGTCGCAGGACAATCTGTCGTAGGACATTCTTTATCTGAATTGGAACATTCAGGGCATTTGGGACACGACCCACCATTACATTCTAAATCTGGACATTTAGGACATCCAGGATGATCAGGACATTTAGGACAATTTAAATCTAATTTATTAATACTATCTTTAATATCTTCATTCATCGTTTCACTGTTTGTCGCCATATAATAAACCATCGTTCCTATCACAAATAATAAGAACAACGATACATATTGTAATATTTCAGTATATTCACTTGTATCAAAATAATAATTAAACATATATATAGTCTAATAGAATATATTTTTTGTAATATTATATTTATATTTATATATATATGGGAAAAAAATCAAATAGAATATCAAAAAAGACACGAAATAAATTTAATCGTGGGAGAAAACATAATAAAAAATCAAGTAGAAATAAGAAAAAGAGAACCCGCAGAAAATCAATAACTAAAGCTAAAATGAAGCATCAATCTGCGCCGATAGTTCCATTGCCACCAATTGATCCACCAGCCCTGGAACCCGAACCCGAACCCGAACCCGAACCCGAACCCGAACCCGAACCCGAACCTGAACCTGACCCTGAACCTGAAGAAAACATGATATGGTCATACTTATTTCCTTGGAAAACACGAACACAATTTAGTGATACAAATACTGAATGTTCAATTTGTTTAGAATCATATGATAAAGATAAATTTATATTAACTGATTGTCGGCACGCTTTTCATAAGGATTGTATTAGAGAATCAATGAAGCGAACTAATATCTGTCCAATGTGTAGAAAAGAAATTAACTATGTAGATTATCAAAGAGTAGGTTTAAAAAAATCTTTATGGGATAAAGCATTCAAATATACCGAATGGTTTAAGGCTGTGATGATAAATTTAAGTTATCCTAGTTTTGAAAATGCATACAAACTATATATAAAAGGACTGGAACATTTGCCAATAGGAGAAAGAATTATAGATGAATTAAGTACTGAGAATCCCGAAACTATATATCCAGCATTTTTTAATATAAAAAAAGGTGATACATATAGATATAAACTAAGGATAATTACAGAGGATGAGGATGCCGGCGCTGCGGGAGTGCAATCATATACGGCAAATGTTCAAACTATTAAGATAATACGGGGATATGACGCGGTTGATATATTTGATATAGACTATAGTTATTTTGAATTACGTGTTAAATTAGATAATGATCATGAAATTACTATAAACTATGTTCCAGATAATAATTATTTCGTCCTGAATGGATATGTAGAAGAGGGGTGGGATAGGAAGCTGCGGGATCCAGAAAATCCTCGCTCTGTGTATGAAATAGTAGAAGAAGAGATTATTTAGAATATATTTTTTGTATTATATTTTAATAAAATAATCTTTTCTTAAATCTATCATTAGTTTATCGGATAATTTAGTATTCAGATATTCTTCAAAGGATGATCCTTCTAACATTTTCTTAATAAAATGAATCGCATACATACCACACTGTGAATTCTGTTTCTGATAAGAATGATCATTATAAAAATAATGAGGTTCTCTCTTACATTTCCTACCTTGCTCCTGAGAATTCTTTATTAATTCTCTAATTTCTTTTTGGGGTTTACGACCGAAACTATCAAAGTAATAAATACCAGGATAATCATTATTATGCGAACCAAGATCCATATATAATGATATCCAGTGCTGACCATCCTTAGTGCTCGGATCTGTATTAAAGACGATACCAATTTTAGTTTCACCTCTATCTAAATGTTTCTTCATATCAAATGAACATAAATTACTCACTGAACATTTATGAAAATCTATCGGAACAGCACCATAAAAATAAAATTCTTTATCAGCATCTAAATGTTGCTCCAAACAGTCTTCAATCTCAAATGTAGACAACCATTCATTATAATCTTTAATCCATTCTTTGGGCATAGAGGGCTTAAAACTATTTAAAAATTCTTCTTTATCTGAACCCAATTCTTTCATTAACGATTTTATCTTTTGCCAGCAGGCCTCAGAGGAACACTTTGATATCTTACTTATCTGTTGACAAATATCACCATGTATATCCTCGTTACTCCTTGATAAATCAACTGTATCTAATTTTTTATTTTTTTTTGCCAAACGATTGATTGCTTTACCCACTTTAATTACAATATCGTCATCCAAACATGAACCATCAACATCATTTTCACCTGGTGAACAGTGTTCTCCCTTGAACATACGCTTTCTTTCTCTACCCCTAGCACCTCCTACAGCTCCACCATTCAAACCATTCAAATCATTATTATTCAAACCATTATTATTCAAATCATTATTATTCAAACCATTATTATTCAAATCATTATTCAACCCTTGTATGTCGCCCATTATAATATAAATTTGATTTTATATTTAAAAAATTAAATCATAGTTAATAGAAATAATGAATATCGTGGAAAAGAAAAACCAAATCCAAGATCTGCTCAATGATGTTTTCAATGAATACAATCGGATGAATGAAACAAAAATTCAATCTAAATGTGAAACTGATTTAGAGATGCGAACGATGATCAGTAATATTCGTAGTTTAGAGACATCCAACCTAGAGAAAGATGATCGCATTAAAATTCTTGAAAAGACTATCAATGATTATGAAAAAATGATTAATGACTTGAATGATAAGTTGGAAATTAAAGAAGAATGTGATAAGGAAAGTAATAGACATGACATGTTAAGGATCCAAGCAAAGGAGATCACTGAAAAAGATAGGGAAATCAAGCGCCTAAATGGCCTCCTTGATTTTCATAAGAAAGAAAAAGAAAAAGCAAAGATTAATAAGATTGATACTCTTATGAATGTTGTGGCGAATAAAGAAAATACTGATCTTAAATTAAGTGAAGTCAAAGAAGTAGGAACCGGTGAAGAAAATCCAAATTTCATCTATAATGATCACCGAACAGATAAGGAATCTGCTAGTGAAACAGTAGAACCTGATGGAGATAACTCGCGACTGGAACAAACTATTAAAAATTCTATGTCTGACTTAGAGAAACCTGAGTCAGATAAGGAACCCGATAAGGAACCAGCTAGTGAAACAGATAAAGAATCAGATAAAGAATCAGATAAAGAATCAGATAAAGAATCAGATAAAGAATCAGATAAGGAATCAGATAAGGAATCAGATAAGGAATCAGATAAGGAATCAGATAAGGAATCGGATAAAGAATCGGATAAAGAATCAGATAAGGAATCAGATAAAGAACCCGAACCCGAACCCGAACCCGAACCCGAATCAG